CTTCTCAGACCACAGCATGACAGAGTACATCAAACACCTAGAGAATTGGTGATGTATAAATATATGTAAATACAACGTTTTAAATATCTTGGAGATATATGGACAACACACAATTTCATGATATTGAATTGCGAATTGAGAGAATGCAGACGTCGTTAACTAGACAAGAGGCCGAATTGGAATCCTGGAGACATAGATCATCAAGGTTACCCAGCTGGATCAGAAATGGTGGGGTCGCTCTGTTCTTTGCTCTTTTTGCACAATCAATGACAGCAGTTTGGTGGGCATCAGAAATAACCAATACTCAGACACGTATGACAGCGGATGTTCAAATAAACACCGATTACAGGGTATCATCTACCGAGCGGTATAATGATATCATGATAGAACTAACAAGAATCCAAGTGACATTGGAACAAAAACTTACAGAACCAAACAACTAAGGACTAAATATGAAATCACTCAGCCAAATCAGGGAAGCATCGGGAGGTAAAGAAGCCTATCAAAAATTCTTTAATTCAATTCTTAAGAAATTCGGTGTAGATTCACCAAGCGAACTCGAAGGGGATGCTAAAAAGAAATTTTACGATGCTATCGATAAAGGTTGGGAGAGTGATGATCCGAATGACAAGAACGAAACTTACACAGACCCGGATAATTTAGATCCAGATACTACTGTTAATGCTGACGAAGATGACTTAGCCACAGGCAAAGCTCTTGGCGAAAGCTCTAAAGACTATGCTGCTTCCCTTAATAAGATTGCCAATGACAAGAAGTTAAATTCTATTTCTAAGGCAGACAAAGCAACCCTTGCAAAGATTGCTAAGCTTCTACAGAGTGAAGGCAAAGATTGGGATAGTGGTGAATACGAATTAGATGAAGCTACTGAATCATTAGATGAGAAGTATGCCAAGTCAATGGGTTACATGTCAACTGACAAAGCGATTAATACTTTGTACGCATCATTGAAGCCTGGCAGTAATTTAGAGAAGTCTATTTCTTCTAGTACTGACAGTGTTAAGTCAGAGTTTAAGAAGATGAATAAGTTGATGGAGAAGATCGTTGACTTATGGGACGAGGTTGGTCAAACAATTGAGATGAACGAAGGTACTGAATCATTAGATGAAGATACCTTGACGGCATTAACTGAAGGCAAAGAACTAACACCTAAGCAAGAAAAAGAAGTAGCTGCATATCGTAAGTCTCACCCTGAGTGCTTTGACGATGAGGGCAACTACAAAGAGAACGTCGGCGAAGGCAAATTCTTAAAGTCTATTCCTGTGCATAACGGTAACAAGGATAAGAAGAAAAAGAAAAAGGAAGACGTTGAAGAAGCTGTTAGTGTAGATCGTAGAAGCGTCGGCTTTAAAGAAGCGTTGAAGCGTCAGAAGATGGCGAAAGAGAAGCGTGAAGCTGCTAAGATTAAATCTGCTAAGGAACAAGCCAAGACAGATATGGCTAACATCGGTGCTAACCATGCATATGACAGTTCTGTAGAATCAATTCTCGCAGCTGCTAATAGCAAAATCATGGGTGAAGAAGCTCCAAACGTTGTTAGTTCAGGTGCAGTCGATATGAATCCTACTGGTAAGAACAAGAAAGATAAAAAAGAAAGCCCTATGGCTAAATACGGATACTAATATGGAAAGCTTTAAAATATTAACAGAAGAATTACAACAAGTTCGCGAGGCTGCGAATGTCAAGTCTATTGCAAAAGACGCTGAAAAGTCTTTTTCTAAATGGATGAAGGGAGATTCATCAGAGTTTTTCAGTGGTGATGACGAAGAGAAGTACGATGCTATTGATAATGACATTGATGATTTTTTCAGTGGTACTAAGCTTAATAAGAACTTTGTTAGTAAGAACCGCAAAGCAATTATTAAAGCAATCATAAAAGAGTTATAATATGGAAAACTTTAAGATATTCAATGAAGCTAAAACTGTGGATGACGTTAAGAAACGTTTAGCACAGTTAAAGAAGAAGTCTGTTGGTGACCTGCGTAAGCAAGCGGCACGATATGATTCAGGCGCTGATCAAAAAGGTAACGATAAGAATGGAGCTATAGGTGATATCCTTCAAGCTGAATTCGGCCGTGCATTAATGAAGCAATATCTTAAAGATGATGTTAATGAAGCTAGGGTTGCACCCTCCGCCGATTTAACTAAGCCAATGACTAGAAGCCATGCAGCAGACTTGAAAAGAAGTTTGAATAACTCTGTTGATGGTCTTGATGCACTAGCATGGAAGTTACAATATCAATTTATTGGTGTTGATACTAAAGCTATAGCTCAATTGAAAGCATTACATAAAGATGCTTTGAAAATACAAAAGGCGGTTGTAAGTGCAATTGGCGCTGCTAAATAGGGGAACATCCTTTAAATTATTAATAGGCCTCTTTGTTATGGCAATATCCGCACCAACACAATCACAAATCAATGTAGTGTCAACTACAAGTGATTACTCACAAAAAGTTAATCTTAAAGAACAGGTCGGATCTTATTTAGATCAGGCCGTTACTTTAGTGTACGACGACATATTAAGATTTCAAGCAGCGGCTGCCAATCCTACCGCCGATATATCCAATTTCAAATACAATGCGTTTGAAGGCAATGCAATATGGTTTATGGATGAGTTGGTTGGAATAGAATCGGACTGGAAGAAGTATGCGGAGACTGGTATTGAAGGTAATACTGCATATAGCTATGTTCAATTTACAGATGCTTCTGTTGACACTGCAGTAAATATGTATATCAATCATATAGAAAGATTCAATAAACGTAAAGACACAAGGGATTGGCAACCGTATGGTATACCGCTAGGCACACAAATTGCAATACCTTCATGGGTAAACACCCTTAAGAATTCTAAGAAATCGCATAAAAAACAAATAGACGCATTATCATATGACCAGCAATTAGCTTTGGCCTTTGTTCACATGCATAAAGATAAGTCAAGGGATGCTAACTTTGTTCTATTGTCAACAGGTGATGTGACCGGAGCAAAGGATCTATATAAAAACAATCATCACACCAACCCTGATTTAAAAACATTACTTAGACTGAACACCCTCAATCAAACAGGTCGTGATATCGGTGGTAATATTATAGCCGGGTCTGATCCTGGGTTCTTTAGAATTCATTATGTGGCAGCACCTGAAATTGTTGTTAAACCAGTAGAAATAGTTAAAGAACCTCTCTTAACTGAAGTAGTAACAGCTGAAGTGATTATAGATTCTTGGTACGTCGCTGCTGCCAAGGCAATCAAGGCCTTTTTCGGTGATAAGTAATCATATAAATAAGTGTATACGGGATAAGGAAAGATAATGGCAAAACCAAATAGTAGAAGCACATTGCAAGATCATTGCTTAAGAGCACTCGGAGCTCCAGTAATTGAAATCAATGTGGACGGCGACCAATTAGAAGATCGTACAGACGACGCAATACAATTTTATCAAGAGTATCACTCAGATGCGGTTGTTAGAACGTATCTAAAACATGAGCTTACATCAACGGATATCACTAATAGCTATATTACTGTAGGTAATGAAGTCACTTCAGTGATGAGAATGTTAAAGATTAACTCTACTGGTGGTTCTGCATTGTTTGATGTTGGATATCATATGCGTCTTAACGATGTATTCATGGTAGGTGGTATGTCAAGCCAGATTCAAAACTACGAACAGAAGCTACAACATCTATCTTTGATTGAACATCAATTGAATACGGAAGAGCATATACGATTTAATCGTCATAAGAATCAAATTCATATGGATGAAGGCTTCGGTGATCTTGCTGCAGGTGCATGGATTGTTATTGAGGTTATGGCTATTGTAGATCCTGGCACATATACTGATGTGTATAATGACATGTACTTAAAGAAGTATCTTGCTGCATTGATTAAAAAGCAATGGGGTTCGAACATGATGAAATTCGATGGGTTCCAGCTTCCAGGTGGTATCACAATGAATGGTCGTCAAATGTTTGATGATGCTGTAGAAGAAATTAAAGAATTAGAAGAAGAAGTCAGATTAGTTTGGATGACACCTGACAACTTCTTAATGGGATAACTAGATGGCAACTTCGGTATATTTTAGTGGTGCGGTAAAATCTGAACAGGACCTTTATGAGGATCTTGTTATAGAGAGCATCAAAATATTTGGCCAGGACGTAGTATATCTTCCACGTGAACAAATAGCTGAAGATACTTTGCTGAATGAAACATGGAATCAGTACACTCAAGCATTCCCTATAGAGATGTGGTTAGAAGACACTGAAGGATTTGGTGGCGATAGTAACCTATTAGGCAAATTCGGTTTAGAGATAAGAGATCAAGGTACCTTTGTTGTTACTAAGCGACGTTGGGAACAGGTTGTAGGTGCTGTTGCAACTGGTACAGCATCTAGACTGAAACCTGCTGAAGGTGATCTATTATATATGACGTTAACCAAACGGTTATTCGAGATTAAATATGTAGAGCCTAAGTCTCCGTTCTATCAGTTAAAAGATCTTCCTACGTATACCCTTACCGCTGAATTGTTTGAATACAATGACCAACACTTTGATACTGGTTGGGATGAGATTGACCAGGTTGAATGGGATAACGCCACATCATATAGTTATCTTATGTCTGCTGGTACTGATTACACCCTCGGTGAGAAGGTTACACAGTGGACTGGTGTTAATGACAGTGATGGTGATCCAATCAATGTACAAGGTTATGTTGCTGGTTGGGAAACTGACGCTGAAATCAATCGTGTGACAATCATATCACCACATCAAAGCACTAACGGTGATGGTACATTTAAGACATTCTTTGTTGATGCAGATGCTAACCAAGCTTTGGTTGGTACAGAGTCTGGAACATCTTCAAATATTGTAACAGATGAGAGTGGAACTGTTAAGACGTTCTATAATAAGGATGTATTTGCCGACAATGATGAATTCGAACTTGCTGGCGATGATGTAATAGACTTCACAGAATCTAATCCGTTTGGAGATCCATAATGTTTGAGAATCATTTTTATAACGAAAGCACAAGACGGATGGTATCTGTATTCGGCTCTATCTTTAATGACATGGAGGTTGTCAAGAAAGATGGTAACGGTAAGATACTACAACTAATTAAAGTACCTCTTGGTTATGCACCGAGAAGTAAAGTACTTGCAAGGTTAAATGAACAAACCAGTGATCCTAAGATAGCTCTTAAGTTACCTCGTATGTCCTTTGAAATATCTTCTATGGAATATGATGCTAACGCACGTGTATCCAAACATAAGAATTATACAAAGACTATCGTAGGTGATACACTACAGCTAAACAAATTAGGCGCACCTGCTGTATATAAGGTAGGGTTTGAATTAAACATCCTTGCTTCAACGCAGGATGAAGGTCTACAGATGTTAGAACAGATCCTTCCTATGTTCCAACCTGAGTATACAGTAACAATAAAAGATATTCCATCAATGGATATCACCACCGACACCCCTATTATATTAGAGAGTGTTACATTAAATGATGATTATGAAGGTGATTTAGTTACGCGGAGAGCTATAATTTATACATTAAGTTTCTCTACACGTATTCGTTATTATAGAAGATTAGGAAAAGCTAAGCAGATTCTTCATACCGAAGTTGATTTCTCTGAGAATGTTGATCCTACCACTCACAAGATTGAGACATTGTCGGTTGATGGTACAACAGCAGCACCATATACTGAGACAATAAACTTCTTTGATACTGACGTATAAATACAGTAAAATTATGGAAATATATCATGAGTAATATTAACAGTACTATAGATGCCGACTACGAAAGAGTTCGCAAAGATCTATTTGATTTAGCTGGGCAAGGCGACGAAGCCATCGAGCTTATGTTAGAACTTGCCCGTGAATCAGAACATCCCAGGGCTTTTGAAGTTCTTGGACAGTTGATCAAACAAAACGCTGAGATCGGTGAAAAGATACTCAAGCTTCATAAGACCAAGAAGGAAGTCGATAAAGACGATGCCGTTCTAGGTCTACCACCTGCAGGAACAACCAACAACAATGTATTCATAGGCTCAACGGCTGAGCTACAAAGAATGCTGCGTGATGAAGCAGTGATAGAAGCCGAGGAAGGTTCATTCAAGGATGAGTAGAGATATTAAGTATCTCGGTAACCCTAATGTTAGGGGTGCCGATATGGCGCATGATTGGACCAAAGCTGAACTGATAGAATACAAGAAGTGTTTGGATTCACCACAGTACTTTGCAAAGAAATACTGTAAGGTTATCCACCTAGACAAAGGTTTAATCCCGTTCAAGCTATACCCATATCAGGAAGAAATGTTCGAGTCATTCAATCAGAATCGATTCAACATTGTTCTTGCTTGTCGCCAGAGCGGTAAGTCGATTGCTGTTGTTGCATATCTTCTATGGTATGTAGTGTTCAAGGGTGAGCAAACCGTAGGTATCCTAGCTAACAAGAATGCTATCGCTAGGGAAATGTTATCACGTATCACACTGATGCTTGAAAACCTGCCATTCTTTCTACAACCTGGATGTACAGTACTAAACAAAGGCTCTATTGGTTTCTCTAATAACTCACGAATCATTGCTGCAGCAACGTCTTCAAGTTCGATTCGTGGTATGTCCCTTAACTTGGTATACCTTGACGAGTTTGCATTCGTTGAAAACGCTACTGAATTCTATACATCTACCTACCCAGTAATTTCATCTGGTAAAACATCTAAGATTATTATTACATCTACTGCCAACGGCATAGGTAATATGTATCACAAGTTATACGAAGGTGCAATACAAGGTACAAATGAATTTAAATCCACCCGTGTAGATTGGTGGGATGTACCTGGTCGAGATGAGAAATGGAAAGCAATGACGGTTGAGAACACATCTCAACTTCAGTTCGACCAAGAATTTGGTAACTCATTCCATGGAACTGGTAACACTCTTATATCAGCTGATATACTATTAGCCTTAAGAGCCACACCCGCGTTAGAACATCAGAACAATGTTAAGATATTTGATCATCCTGAGGAAGGTCACACATATCAGATGTTCGTTGACGTATCCAGGGGAAGAGGTCAAGACTATTCTACGTTTACTATTGTAGACGTGTCTCAAAATCCATTTGTGCAAGTATGTACATATAGAGATAACATGATAAGTCCATTACTGTATCCGGATTTATTGTATAAGTATGCCACACACTATAACGAATGCTATGTGGTGATTGAATCAAACGATGCAGGACAAGTTGTATGTAATGGATTATACTACGATCTAGAATATGAGAACGTATTCGTAGAGAGCATGATTAAAGCCAATGCTATTGGTGTGACCATGACGAAGAAAACTAAGCGGATAGGTTGTTCTAATATCCGTGATATCATGGCTCAGCATAAATTGATAATAAAGGATGAGGAAACTATAAGGGAAATGAGTACGTTTGTGGCTAAAGGGTCTTCATACGAAGCCGACCACAACGCGCATGACGATCTTATGATGAACTTAGTTATGTTTGGTTGGTTTACCTCCACTCCATTCTTTGCAGAGTCAACAGATGTTGATATGAAACGGATGTTATACTCGGCAAAAGTACAACAATTAGAAGACGAAGTTATACCTGTTGGCAACATGCCAATGGACTCGGAAGACATACATCCGTTCGGAGATGGATGGCAGGTATGGAATCCGTAAAAAGTATAAATAAGTATATTGAGAAAATTCGTATTATGAAAATCTTATTAAATAACATGACAAGGGGATTAAATGGCTAATCTAGTTTCACCTGGTGTACAGGTAAAAGAAATCGATTTGACTAATGTCGTTCCGTCAGTATCATCTACAGTAGGAGCCGCGGCAGGAGCATTTGCCTGGGGTCCTGTTAATGAAGTGATTACTGTATCATCGGAAACAGAATTGGTTAACAGGTTTGGGAAGCCCGACGCGAACACATTCGAAAGTGTTTTATCGGCAGCCCAATTTTTAAGCTACGGCAGCGCACTAAAAGTTGTCCGAGCGACAGGAGACGCAGCACGAAATGCAACAGCATCTGGTACTGGTATTCTGACACAAAACAAGACGGTCTTTGACGGTCAATCACCAGCAGCTGCGGATTGGGCACAAGCTCGTTATCCTGGCGTAACTGGTAATGCGGTAGGTGTATCTGTTGCAACTGGCGGAGCTGCAATGTCAGCCCTTATGGCTGCAAATACAGAAGGTCTTCCTGGAACATCAGCAGGAGCCCTAGCAGTAGGCGGTTCTAATGATGAAATTCACGTATTAGTTTATGACGTTAACGGAACAATTACAGGTACAGCTAATACTGTTCTTGAAACTTGGTCTTATTTGTCACAAGCAAGCGATGTGAAAGGTTCTAGTGGTTCTTCTTTATACTATAAAGATGTAATCAACGCAGGATCAAACTGGATCTATATCGGCAACCACGCAGCAGCTATGACAGATGCAGGCGAATCAGCTACAGGAAACGCTTTCACCCGTCCTACGGACTTCTTGATTGCATTAACTGGTGGTGTTGATGATAACGTATTGACTGTTGGTGAAACTACTACAGCTCTTGGTATGTTTGCAGATGCAGAGACAATGGATATAAGCTTGATGTTCCAATCAAACTCTTCATTGGATGCAGCTGATACCATTACACTAGGTAATTATATTACCGCTTTATGTGTAGCAAGAAAAGATGCAGTTGGCTTTGTCTCTCCAGAGAGAACTGCCACAGTAAACGCAGCGGCACCAGCTACTTCGGTAGCGGCATGGAGAACCGGCTTAACTTCAACGTCTTATGGCTTTGGAGATTCTAGTTCTTTATATGTGTATGACAAATACAATGATAAGTATCGTTGGATTGCAGCGGCAGGATCTACAGCAGGACTAACGGCTAACGCTGACCTAGTTGCTGATGCATGGTTCTCACCAGCTGGTTTTACACGTGGTAATGTTCGTAACGTTACTAAGCTAGCATGGAATCCTAACCAAGCAGCGAGAGATGCTTTGTACAAGACAGGTGTAAACCCTATTGTAACATTCCCTGGTTCTGGTACGGTTCTATTTGGTGACAAGACTCTACAAGCTAAACCATCAGCGTTTGATCGTATCAACGTACGTCGATTGTTTATTGTATTAGAGAAAGCTGTTAGTATAGCATCTAAAGCATCATTATTCGAATTCAATGATGAATTTACACGGG